ACTGTTCCCCATTACACTGAAATTTTTCGTCTTTGGATTTACGTAGCTATTCCCCTTTCTGCTCTTAATGGTACTCCTGCCCCTGTAGAACTTACCACATTTGCTCGGGTTACTAATCATAATCTTATGGGTTATTCACATATTGCTTATGCGCCTCTTTTCGAACAGCAGGGAACCACGGAATCAGAACAAACTTCTAGAGGTACTCTCTCCGGCATTGCTAATACCGTTGCTCAAGTTGCAGCACCTTTGTCTGCTCTCCCTGAAATTGGCCCTATTGCCTCCACTGTTTCCACTATTGCCTCCCTTGGTGCTAGTATTGCCTCTGCCCTCGGTTTTTCTGTTCCAGCAAATACTGCAACTACTGCTCCCATGCAAATTCGAATGCCTCGTTACAATCTTCAAACTGATGTCCCTCAGACAGCAGTGCTTGCCGCACATGCTGAAGGGGAGACAGTGCGTGATTACTCTCTTGTTAATGATACTGTACAAGCTGCTGATTTACTTCATTTTGCACAACGTCCATTTCTAATTGGAACTACTCAAATTACTACAGCTGAAACTGTGGATAGTATAGTTTGGTCTGGAATTGTTGATCCTTCTCTGCTTAATCATGATTCTTACATTTCGCCAATTGATTGGACTTCTTATTATCCTTCACCTCTTGCCTTTACAGCACGATTCGCTCGGTATTGGCGTGGTTCTATTCGTTATCATTTTGCTGTTATTGCTTCTAAATTTCATTCTTGTCGGCTTGTTCTATCCTATGTGCCTTATTCGCCTGATGGAAGTTATCCGGGGACTATGGCTGGAGTCGCGAGCACTCAGTTGGTCAAGAAAGTTATTGATATTAATGAAGAGACAGAGTTTACGTTGGAAGTGCCTTATCTCCAGCCGTTTCCCTGGGCACAACTAGTACCACCTCATAACACAGCCTGGTCGGCAACTTCAAATGGAGCCCTTTATCTTACAATTCTTAATCCACTTACAGCTGGCTCTACACCTGTTAATCCTATTTATGTCCAAATTTTTGCATCAGCAGGAGATGATTTTCAATGGGCTCTTCCTTCTACATTTAATGTTCATGAAGCTGGTTCTCCAACTGCACCTACGCCTATTTTCCAACAGCAAGGCACTGAATCTGATATTGCACCATCTCTCTCTGAAAGTGAGTTGCGCCAAGCAGTCGCATCTCCCTTTGTTCTGGGAACGAAGCGAACACGTATCCCAGAGCAAACTTACCAGACAGATGAGATTCGATCTATTAAATCCTTGTGCAATCTCCTAGCTCCATATGAACATGTCACTCTCACACCTGATTTTAATACTGCCATTACTAGTGATCCTCGTCTTATTCCAGATGCACAAACTTGGTACAATCCTCTTTACAATTGGCTTCAAGTCTTTCGCTATTGGCGTGGTGGAGTTAGGCTTGCTACTATTGATTCTGATACTACTATTCGTTATTCTGCTAATGTTATTACTATTCCTAATATCGCAGTCGGAGGAGCATACGTAGAAACTGAATCAACTAATCAATTTGAAGATCTTGCTCAATCTTCCACGACTTGGCCTAGTAATTTTCTAACACCTGTTGATTTCGTCACTCCATGGAGTTCTAATTATCGTTGTGCCTTAACGTCGTCCTATGAAGATAACACTCAGTTGATGAATTTTGGTACTCTCAATGCCTACAATTCTGGAACAGTAGCAACTCAGCAGAATTTTTGGTCTTCTGGCCACGATGATTTCCTCCTAGGATGGCAAATTTCTCCTCCTCCATTTAAGCGTGGAGTACCAACTTATTCCAGCTCCTCTACAGCGCGTGTGCCCTGTAAAAATAGCACACTAGACGCTGGCGTCTAAAATGAGCCAGATTTAACTTCAAACAGCGTATGTGCCCTGTTAAAATAGCACATTGGACGCCGATGTCCAAAAAGAATCGGATCTTTAACATCTCACCTCATTGTGCGAGGAGATGTCCTTTAGACATTTAGGTCCATAGGCTACCTTTGCTTGAAGACTAGAGAAAGTAGATCTTCTTGAGTGTCTCTTACCATTTCCGGTGTTATCAACTATAACGCGTCACGCTAATTAGCTGTTAATGCTTCGAGTGGTATGCAGGGAGAAAGGTGATTAAAAGCGCCTGTGGTTCTAAAGGATATTGCTGTACGCATTGGTGTTGATATATACTCTAAATCGTCTCGTCATGAGTTCCATATCAACACCTCCATTCTCATTTCTTGTATCTCTACTACATGTTTTGGGACTCCTGGGTTCAGGGAGTATAAATAAATGGCAACTTTTCCAAACTTTTATCTATCAATTAGAACGTACGGTTATCACGTTTAGTAAAAACCTCCGATACGTTCCGCTCTTAGTTTACTGTAAACCGGTGTTTATAGAAAACTAGGTAGAGACTTTTTCCCCTTATCAATAAAGGGGTTTTTTATATCTGCCGGCACTTCAGTCAAACTGGGGCGCCTTCTTTTTATCTCAATAAGATCGAGATCACCTACCTTGTGTGTAGCGTTAATGTACTAGAACCATACTAGTTAATACGCTCTATTTCGGGAACATTAGATAACTAGAAGCCTACACACCCTTGTGTAGGATAGGTTTTGG